CCCCGTAGGTCAAAACACAGCGTCGTGTTCTCAGCAGGAAACGTAATCAAGTAAAAAGAGTTTTCTGGGCTGTACACAGATGCAGTAGGCTGCGCTCTGTTAGCAATTAACAAAGTCAACTGACTCTGTATATTTCTGCTCAAGTCAGATATAGGCAAAGACTTCTCTTGTATCGCTCGTCCTAAACTGCGCAGTCCGTTTTCTGACATAAACAAAACGTCAGTGCCTATGTACTGCACAGAGTTTCTACAGATGCAGCCTAGTCCTGCAACAGTATCCGTAAGGGCCATAGTTGCTGGAGAGTTAGCACCGCCGTAAACAAGAATGCTGTGTCTACCAAAGATAATCAACGAGTTGTTGTGCGCTGCTAATGCACGTACTTCATCGAACCCGTCAGGCCACGCTTTCTCTACGTTAATAGAACCACTAGAACCACCTGTCCAGTCTGAGCCTATCAGCAAGTCAGACCAGTAAATGGTGTTGTTATCAGTAGCGGTGCCTACGCACCACAACCTACCAAAAGCTGCCAGCGCCTCGTGACAGTACTGAGCAGAAGACACGGACGCACCAGCAACAGAAGACATCTTTGTAACCGCACCGAGTGCGTTGGTGTAAACAAGAGGTTCGTAACCACGCTGGAAGAAATAAGCACCCTCGTTAAAGTTTACGATCTTCCAGTTGTTGTCAGTAATAGAGTACGCTGCAGGAGTCTCATCAACAAGCGTCCCTATGCCTGACAGTATCTTGTTGTTACCTGTGCTAAATAGTTTGTTGTTACCTGCAGAGTCGTAGAAGTAATGAATGTTGTGGATGCGGTCTGAGCCTAACTCCGTGGCGTCAGTCGTTAATACGTTGACTCCTTTACGCGCACCGAGACGTCCACGTTTGTCGATGATTGCGTTGTCAGCAATTTCAGCAAACGAAGGATCTTGAGCCAGCGGAGAGTCTTCGGTGTTGATTCCCTTAAATGCTGGCGCTACTAAATTAATACTCTGTAGTGGCTGAGACATTACGGTGTGTACCAAACAGTTTGATCGGGAACCTTCTGTGCGTCTAACGCAATAGCATCAGATAGGTATTTTTCTGCAATAGCGAAGTACTCAGGTGTTGACGTACCTCCTGTTTCTCCGCGTTCTCGTGCCAACATAGCGATTGCCAAGTGGACAACAGGAGCAGAAGGAATTAAGAGGTTGTCTGTGTTATTCACAAGATCATCACTACGAATAACAGCGTTAATCCTAATAGAGTAGACAGCATCAGGCTTAGGGTAAACACTAATCTGAGTGTCGCCGTTGCTGTCGAGACTATCGTAAGTATAATACTGAGGAGATCCTTCGGCTGGAGTATTAATAAAGTACTGCTCTTCAAACCACGATTGCGGTCTGTACTCCATAAAAATATTGTCAGTGTCGTTAACAACAGTAAGGTCTTTGTAGGTATCTTTGCTGTCTGTAATAGCGTACACATAGGTTCCGTCAACGGTAGATATTGTTTTTACTGTTCTAAGCGCAGACCAGTCCCAAGAAGCCTCAACTAGTTTTTTTGCATCGTTAACAAAGTCACCTACCATTTTGCTGTAGGTGCTTTCAGAAACATTAGATACTTCGTCTTCACGCATACGACGAAGCACATTATTTACCAAATCTAAGTACGTCATTTTATGTATTCCGAAAATAGGTTAGACACGATAGGAGAACCAAATCTAGCCGGGTCGTAAGGATTTACTTGTACTGGAGAAAGTAGCTGTACTTGTTGTGCCATAGCGCCTGCTGTTAGAGGGGAAAATCGAGCAGCCTGTTCTCCAAACGGTCTGTTAAAATTAATATCAGATAAACTAAAGCTAGGCGTATCTATGTCTACAGGTATGTTAACGTCTGGGCCAGTTAAGCTAGGCAAGTTTATCTGTGGCCCTTCCGGCAAATCAGGTAGGGCGTTCCAAAGAGATTCAGCAGCTTCTTTGATGGGCTGCAGTACGTAGTCATCTACGGCGTACCCTGCTTCTTGTATTACATCTACAATAGGTTGAATAACAGCTTGGTTAAATTCGCTTCCTGCCTCTTTAGCTTCTTTAAGTATATTTTCTATTTGATCTACAGTATTTTGGTCGTACTGAAGTATTAGATTTCCTTCACCTTCTTCGTCTAACGCAGCCTCATACGTTATATCAAATCCCTCACCGCCTACTAGGTCTACATCAGGCAAACCAAAATCTACATCAAAATCCCCAAACTCAACCTCTGGAAACAAAGGGGAAGGATCCATAAAAGCAAAAGTACCGTCGTTTCTGATGTATCCTAGACCAGCACTCATAAGAGTTCCTGCGTCTAGTTCTCCGCTTAAACCGTCACGAAGAACAACTCTAGCTACTTCTTCTACAGCGTTAGGGTTTATTGTTGTTGTGCCTTCCTCAAAAAAGTTAGGTACGGTTGTCCCTATAGTTTCTTGTATAGTGTCTGTGATATAGTCAGCGCCTAAAGTTGCTGCAGCGCCAGCAACAATCCCTTGTAGGTCTCCTCCTTCTATTGCCCCAACAGAAACAGCTTTAGCTATGTCAAGGGCTGTGTTGTAATCTGTATGAAGTAAATCTGCTAGATTATTTATCTGGTCGTCAACAAAACCCAAAGGAACTGACTCAGCAAGGGCAGGATCCATGTACTGCAAAGCGTCAGCAGCTTCTAGTATTCCTGCGGTAATGCCTGCAGTAAGCATATCTGCTGGGTTTATTTCTCCTGTCAACAAAAGCTGACCAGCAGCGTTTCCTGCCATTGCTCCTGCTGCTGAAGAAACAGTCCCTGTTGTTAAACCTGTTGCTTGAGCAATAGAACCTGCTATAGAGCTTCCAGATGTTGCTGTAGGGGCTGCAACGCCAGCAGCACCACCTGCTCCACCACCAGCAGCACCTCCAGTACCCAGCATAGCACCTGAAACTACTTTCCCTACTCCATAAGACGCCATGCCTATCAAGATAGCTTTGGCTATTTGCGCTCCTTGATTTCTGCTCTGTTTGTACGTTCTAACGTATCCTGATCCAGTCCAGTGAAACTTATCTCCCTTCTCATTAGTAATAGTTGGAGCAATGCCGTACTTAGCCATCAACGCTTGGTTTTGTTCAGACATTAACCACTGTTGGTACTGACTCTGCCTAGCGTTATAATTAGACTGTCTGAGGTCATCTCTGGCTGTATCTTGAGCAGGGCCACGAGAAAGGTCTTCTTCTTCTCTGCGTATTTGAGAGGGGGTTCTTTGATCTATGCCCTCTGCGTTCCACCAGCTCTGCTGCCCTAGCATTTCACTGGCTTCAGTCATGTATCCTAAGTAGTTCTCAAAAGAACCAAAAGTCTGCTGAAGAGTCGTACTACCTTGATACGTTTTTTTCAGGTCTTCAACAGAAGCGGTTCCCCCGTAGTTAGGAGCTACACTTTCGTCAACATCATAAGCACCCCAGATAGACTCAGCTTCTTGAGTATCGCTCTCGTTGTGTCTAATTACGTTGTAGGTGGTAGTCATTTAAATTACGGCCCTGTGATTTGAGGCAAAAAACTTGTTATTCCAGTCATAGGGTTGTACGGAGCCATAGGCTGTGTCTGAGGCCCATATATATAATTAAAGAGGCCAGTGTTTTGAGCAGCAGATCCCGGCTGCATTACTTGAGGAACATTGTACATTCCAGCAAACGGATCGTAACCAACCCCTGAGCCGCCAGAAGGCATGGGCGAATAAAAACCACCTCCTTGTCCTCCTCCAGAAAAAGAGTTTGCTAAAGAGTCTAATCCTAAAGCTCTCAAAAAATCAATAAAGTTTTGATTCAGTAAGTTTTCTTGCCCCGGAGGCGCTCCTCCCATGATCGGGGGTGTTCCTCCCATGATTGGAGGTGTTTGTGTTACTGGATTCTGTGATCTCCACGCATTCATCTCTGCTTGTGTTTGTGGTTTTCCGGCTTCTATCCAGTCGCTGTACCAGCGTTGCTGTTGCGGAGTAGCGTTACCGGCTTCTACTTGTTGAAGAATATAGTCTTTGTTTGTATTCCACTGGTTTTCTGTGTTTCCACCCGGCCCTACTGTAGGCATAACCGAGCTTGTCATTGGCTGGTCAAGTCCACCCATATTGTTGTCCATCTGCGTGACCGGCGGAGCAACATTATTTGCAACTGGTTGAACAGAGGGCATAACCGCCGATTTCATCGGAGGCGATTCTATAGGAATCGGCGCTCCTACGGGGGTGGTTGCCACAGGAGTTCCTTGCTGCGGAGCGGTAAGCATTCCACCGCCTATATTGCTAAAGTCTCTTTGCTTTGAAATAGCATCTAAAACTTTGCGAACATCTAGCTCAGTCGGCCCCGGCCCTAAAACCCCCTGTTGTCCAGTAAACTGATCTGTGCTTCCTTGCCACCAAGGTGCTAAACCCGGCCCATATCCTGTACCATAACTTGCCATTTTATTTCTCCCTTGCTACGCCTTTAGTTTTTTCGAACGAGCGCATAGCGCCTAATCCTAACATACCCATCAACACTGGCATCATCTCACTTAAATCCAAAGCGGGTAACGAAATATCCACGCCAGCAAGAGCACACCCGAAGTTCCCAAGAGGAACGCAGATAAAATTAAAGCCCATTCCTGTAGCGCAAATCCACCCAACTGCTGGACGCCATCCAGAAACAAACATCGAAGATGATTTAGCTTCTTCTTTGTTAACTTCAATCTGGGCTTTAGCCAGTTCTTGAGCGTGTCGCTCTGCCATCGTTGCAATTTCATGTGCTAACCTATCCCTCTCTACCGCGTCTGGAATTAACTTATCCAGCAACGACGATATTGGCCCTATTAAAAGCTCTAACATTAGCCCCTCAAAAAGTAAACAATAGCTGACGCACCTGCTGAAATAACAACCCAGAAGATGCGCTCAACACCCGCTACGGTTTTACTGTTGTACGCTACTGTGTTTTTAACTTCGTCTAGTTCCGTTTCAATAATATCTAACCGGTGCTCAAGACGATCAGCACGTTTGGTAGACGCATATATTTTTTCTTCTACACGAGCAATATTTGTTACCGCTTCAGAGAGTTTATCTAACTTCTCTTCTATGCGTTCTAACCGCTGCAGATCCATTTCAGCAACCATATCCAAAACCAAGACCGTCTTCACAAGTCTGTTTTTCTACGCAGGCGTCTAAACTAAACCCTTCAGGTGCTGCTACACCAGCCCAAGGCCAACACTGCTCACCGTCATCTGGCTCTTGAAACTGCCTGATTATTTCAGGAATGTAATCACGTTTAACATTAGGCAAAGCTGGAAACGTATTAACGCGGCTGTACAGGTTGCCTGAAGTTACATAGACTTCTTCTGAAGGCTTGAGCGTATACGTGCTGCCGTCGTCGTAAATAATTACAGTGTCAGCAAACGCAAAACAACTGAAAAACAAAAAAGAAAATAAAACGTGTTTCATGTTTGTTCCTTATGGTATGTAGGTTATTGAGTCTGCTTTGATTCTAACAATGTAAACATCTGGTGTATCAACAGACGCTGAGTTTCCGCCGTCAGATTCATCGTCATCAAGGTATCGGTGACGTAACGGGCATCCTTGAGATAGCCACGTTTTAATCTCTGCGTCTGTCATTGCGCCAGTAATGTCAGCGTTGTCTCTTGCTGTGCGTGTTGTTGCTGTCAACGTGGCGGAATGAGTGTCAACACCAAGGTTTGCAACGGTTGCTCCTGTATTATCTAGTGCGCGGTAATCTACGCTACTAAGTGCAGTTACAATAGGGAGGTCAAAAATTGATCCGTCTTGGTCTTTGTATGTATTTAGTTTTGTTTCGATGCTTAAGTTACTGTAAGCGGTAATTGTTTTGCCTAACCAAGGCTCACCTGTATCAATGTAGCTGTACAAATTGTATGCGTTAACGCCGTAGTTACTAGAGCTACCCGCATTAGTCAAAGCAGAGCTAACGGCTGTGTCTTCGGTAGCAAGCGTTGAATCACCGTACCAGTTGTACTCTTGGCTGACGCTTGTAACCGTAGCCTCGCTAGACGTACCGTTAAAGTCAGCCCACAGCGTAATCTCTCCAGAGGCTGGGGCGTTGCCCAGACTGTAATACTCGCTTAGGTTAATAGGGTTAGTCCCGCCAAACTCTGTTTGCACGGTAGACATAGCAAGCGGTTTAGATGTTGGTATTGCCATTACGGAGTTCCAAACGCAGTAACATCATCAAGAGCAATCGTTGCTCCAGCGGTTGTAATCTTAAATACATCTGTTCCGTTGTAGTTAAACACAAGGTCACTACCGTCTAGCTTAATGTCCCAGTCACCTATGTTTACTGTGGTAGTAGTTAGGTCAGTAATAGTAGTAGCAGCTATCGTGCCACCTTCAACCTTGTCACCTGAGATTTGATCGTCTGCCAGTGTTAGGGTCGCGCCTGATACATCAACAGTTCCAGTAAACGTAGGGCTAGCCAGCGGTGCTTTAGCGTCTAACTGTGTTTGTACGTTAGACGTAACACCGTCCATGTAGTTTAGTTCTGCGCCTGTGGCAGTAATAGTAGTACCGCCTAGCGTAAAGGTGGTTACGTTAGCTGTCGTTACTGCTGCAGTAGGAATAGTAACAGTCCCGGTAAACGTAGGATTAGCAACAGGAGCAGCTAAAGCAAACGCAGACTTAATAGCAGTAAACTCAGTCGTAAACTCAGAGCCTTTGATGATTTTGTTTGAGTCACCTGTAGGCAGTGAATCTTTAGATCCAAAGTTTGTTGTAATCGTATATGTAATAGACATTAGTTAGATCCTGCTTTACTTTTGTAAATAACGTATGCGTTGTTACCCACTACGCCTGTGTACAGCGCAGCACTTGCGGCGTAGAACCAAAGCG